CACCAGATCAGGTCGCCATGTCCTGTCCTTGGTTTCAAACCCCTGCGCCAGCTTGGTGTCGTTGGCAATGTAGTTAAAAAACGAATCCCACCATGTCAAACCATCGGCTTGGGTTGCATACCCCTGTGGGCTGAATACAGACGGTTTAGCGGCTTGCAACCACCTTTGCCGTAGGTTGGTCTGCCTGACCCCATCCCACACCCTTGGCTGGGCAAGCTGTGGCAAATGCTTTTTGTAAAGATTCAGAATGTCCTGATGGGGGCAAGTCGGCAACCCTGCCGACAAAGAATCTTTAGATTCTTTTATATGGTTATTGGTTATTGGTTCATGGTTATTGGTTGCCATTGGGGTGGCATTAGGGGGGCTATTGGCCTCCCCATTTGGGGGCTTTTGCCACCGCATTGCCGCCCCCTTTTTTCCATCCTCTGAAAACTTGCGATATTTGGAAATTTCCTCGTCCGCACGGGGGTTTATGTAACCAGCCTCTGTGGAAACAAAGAATTCGTCCAGCACGGTCAAAACGTCCTGTTCGTTGTCTCGCATCCCTATTTGTCTAGCAATGTCCCGCTGTTTGATGGGCACTTCATGCAGATAGTAGTGATCTAGCAAGCGCCTAAAGGCCAAATCTTCCGTCAATGAAAGATGGTGTGTATGTGACTTGTAGTCACCAATATGGAATTGGTAAAAGTGCATTTCCCACGCCTAAACATCCACCCAGAAAAGAAACTTCGGCAGGAGGGGTGGGTTCTCTTTTCGGTGGGTTCATGACTCCCCACCTAGCCGGGTTTCAAACAATCTTACATTGAAAACCACTCAGGACGCAATACCATCAATTGCCAAATTCTTGCCTGGGGGACAGTTTTCCATTGGGAAACCGCTGATTGGTGGATGCCCAAGATTCTGGCAAGCTCAGTCTGTGAGCCAGCCAATGCGATAAATTTGTCCTTGTTCATCCGCACATTGTACATAAGACCGCTAATACCCTTACGCTTGACTAGGATATATAAGTTAGCTGATAATCACGCCATGCCCTAGCACAACGCACAAGGGTCTTTTAGGAGTCTCACAATGAAACAAGCAATTTGCGTCAGTAAAGTTCCTGCAATTCTTTCGCCTTACAAGAAAGAAATTGAAGTTGGACAAATAATTGAATACAAAAAAGAAATTTTTAGAAACGGCGAACATCATTACGTTTTAGCTGATAAAAACCAAATTCCATCAATTTTCTTTGATGAAGTTTAATTAAATAACCATGTACACAGAAGATTATGAAGAATGGCGGTGGGGACAAATCCTCACCCGCAACACAGACTACAACCCCGACACCCAACCAGAGGATGAACAAGATGAAATACCCCAGAACAATGAATGAAGCATTTCCCCACACCGTGGAATACGGCGCAGCCATTGAAATCCACGTTGCCCAACATTCCACTGGCGACAAAGTTATCAGGGTTTTGGCCTTGGTTGCTTTGATCGTGCTGGCCCTTGATTGCTTTGTTTGGAGACCATGAAATGAACGCAAACCAAATCATTGAAGCCATCAAAGAGGTGGCAGACAAACAGTATTTTGGCGAACCACCCGCTAACCGCTTGGCCTATCACGTTGGGCTTTTGGAATCCCACTTGCGGAATTACATCCAGACCGATCTCATCGCACAGGAATACATCAAAGAACTTGAAACCAAACTTATTGCAAAGGACTCTGAATAATGGAAACACCAATCGGAAAACAAATCGCCGCCGCCTTTGTCAAAGCACAAAAGGCATTTGGTCCAGCTTTAAAGACCAGCACGAACCCGCATTTTCGTAGCAAGTATGCGGACCTCTCCAACTGCATTGAGGCCGTTATTGGGGCTTTAAACGAACACGGCATTGGCTTGATGCAACGCACTTATGACTGTCCAACAGGCGTGTTGGTTGAAACAGTCTTTGTCCACGAATCAGGGGAAGTGATGGAATGCGGAATGCTTCATGTACCAGCCGCCAAACAAGACCCCCAAGGGTATGGCAGTGCCTTGACCTACGCTCGGAGATATAGCCTTTTAGCCGCCACTGGCCTCGCCCCAGAAGATGACGATGGCAATGCTGGTTCACGCCGCACAGAAGCACCACAAATTGATGCAGGAATGATGGCAGACCACATCGCCGCCATTGATGCAAGCGCCAATAAAGAGGAACTGCAAACCGCCTACAAAGCAGCCTATGACGCTTGCAAGGGCGACCAAAATTGGATTGCCAAGGTCATCAAAGCCAAGGCAGACCGGATTGCCAAAGCAAAGGAAAAAGCATGAGAAAAAAGAAAGAAATCGGTCTTGAGGAAATGACCCTTAGAGACTTTATTGCCATCTTTGCCATGCAAACAATTTTGCGGTCTGGTGGCGTTATCAACCCCGAATTTTATAAACAAGATGCAGAACTTTCTTACAAGATGGCAGAAGCAATGATGGAGGCACGAAATGGAAACTGAAATTATCCAAGGGTCAACCGAATGGTTTTACCAACGTCTGGGAAAAGTCACCGCCAGCAGGGTGGCAGATGTAATCGCTAAGACAAAGACGGGTTACAGCGCCAGCCGCGACAACTACATGGCCCAGCTTGTGGTGGAACGCCTGACCTTTACCAAACAAGAGTCATACACCAACGCCGCCATGCAATGGGGAACAGACCAAGAACCATTTGCACGGGCAGCTTATGAGGCCGCACAGGGCGTTATGGTTGAGGAAGTGGGGTTTGTGCGTCATCCATCAATTGAGTGGTCTGGTGCGTCCCCTGATGGTCTTGTGGGGCACGATGGATGCGTTGAAATCAAATGCCCAAATACGTCCACCATGATTGAAACACTGCTATCCCAAAAAGTTCCTGGCAAATACATCACCCAGATGCAATTTCAGCTTGCTTGCACAAGGCGCAAATGGTGTGACTTTGTAATGTTCGACCCCAGAATGCCAGAGAAAGCGCAATTGTTTGTCAAACGGGTTGACCGTGATGACGCATATATCGCAGAGATTGAAGCAGAGATTGTTAAATTTCTTGCTGAAGTCCAATCCCAAGTTCAACAACTCAACGCAATCATTGAAAGCAAATAATGTCTAAAGTCAAAAAAGAAGTCACCGCTATTGTGGGCCAGTACACCAACAAAGAAGGCCAGACCAAGAACCGCTATCAGCGAATTGGGTCAATCATTGACACACGCAATGGCGAAATGCTCAAACTGGATGTAATTCCTTTGAAGGAAAACGGCTGGGACGGGTGGGCTTATTTGAACGACCCCAAGCCCTACGAACCCAAGGGCTTGCCAGCAGATAACGATGACGATCTGGCGTTCTGATCATGCTTAACTTTCCAAGGGCAAGGAATTCTGACCCAGTGACCAGCCACGCCGCAGCAGACCAAGCACAAAACTTGGCACGACTTCATGGTGGCTTGATTGTGGTTTGTCTCCAGCGTTTTGGCGCAAGGGGCAAAGATGGCATTGCTGAGTTGACTGGGTTGGATGGCAATCAAGTGGCTAGACGTTTGCCTGAGTTAGCCAAGATTGGCTTGGTGGAATTGACTGGGCAAGTTACTAAATCAAAGTCAGGCAGGGCAGAACGTGAATGGCGGTTTGTACCTGTACAAAGGGAGTTGATATGACTGAAGAAGATGAAGCATTTGAGGATTTAGCCAAGCGCCAAGGGGATTGGGGTATGCAGGGGTCACGCAAGCACCAGATCATGCGCTATGTTGAAAATGTTGAAAGCAAGGGGACAAGCATGACTGACAAAGAAGCAATGGCAATGGCGCTGGAGAAGGTAACGCTTGGAGAATACTTGCGCGGTTTACGGCTGTGTCAGACCGATATGTCATTGGAAAAGATGTCAGAAAAAATCGGTTGTGCAAAGTCGTATTTGTCTGACGTTGAAAACGACAAAACAATACCTACGCTTTCAAAGGCGAAGGTCATGGCGAAGACTTACAAAACAAGTCTGAATCAGATGGGGAAATACCTATGACTATTGAAGCAATGAAGCTGGCGCTGGAGGCGTTGGAGTGGAGTAAGCCACACGAAGATTCGGTAATCACACATACCGAAGCCATTGCCGCACTCAAAGAACGATTGGCACAGCGCACAGAGCAGAACTTCTGCCCCCGCTGCGGCAAGCGCACCAAAGACTTGACCCACATTCACACTTGCACACCACCAAAGGAAAACACATGATGGGTTTGTTTTTGGTCTTGTGCCTGGGCGCTGCCGTTGTAGTGGCAGTCGCCTGGGTATTCGTTCAGATACTGCTATGGATGGAGGAATAAACCCGTGTCCCTGCTTTATCAATGATTAAAGCCTGTTTGCGGGGTGCGCCAGCATTGGGGATGGATATGTGTGTCCAGCGGTCAAACTCTCGGATAACTTGATCGTAGCCAATCCCAGAGGCAATGATGGCCTTGACCACTTCATCAGGAGTTATCCCTGGCACACGAATATCGGCGGCACACCCAATACGGTGCTGGCTTGTGTCTTTAGACCCTACCGCATCGTTCACCGCTTTACTGCGGAACGCAGAGTTAACCATAATCGGCTTGCCGCCAAGTACAGTTTTGACTGTTTCAAGGAATTCAGCCAGTCTTTGAAGGTTTGCAAGTTCGGTTTCATTTGGTGTGTTATCCAAGGTGCGGTGGTCTGTGTGCGTAAGTTCATCCAAGGTGAAATGAGGTGAAAGGTTCATTTTGTTGCCCTTGAAAGAATATCAGTCTTGGCTTGTGAGCCAGCAGAACTTCCAAAGTAATATGCAATGATACCTGTCCATGCAGTGCCCAAACTTCCCAACATCATCAAGATGGCAGGATTGCTACTGTCAATCTGGTTAAAGAACATCATCACCATGATGCCGAAGAATCCCACGGTTACTGCGCCAGCCAACAGTGGGGGCATCAAACTGCGGGTGGTAGCTTGCATCTCTCTAGCCGACTTGCGATCTTCAACCTCGAGTTTCTCAAAGTTAAGACCCAGTTCCTGCGCTTGCTTTTGCAATTCAATCTCGGCAATCTTGACCTGTGCAATCTGCTCGGCAGATAACTTGTTGTTGGAGATTAATTCGCCAACTTTGTCTGGGTCAACGCCAATAGCTTTGCTAATAGCAGATACCGCCATGCCAGCCAAAGGGCCACCCATTGCCGTTGCGATAGTTGGTGCAATTTGTCTAAGCCAGTCCATTATTTAACCTTTCAGTTCAAAACTTAAATTTTCGTGACGGGGGTATTGCACAACACGCTCCCCCTCAGGGCATCTGTATTTGATGGTTGCCAGCAAAGTGGCTTTACCGTTGGCAATATTTTCTTTATTTGACATCGTGAGTTGATAGGTAAAGGTATCAATCTGTGGCCCTGCTGGGCCGCTAAACCTACTGGCAGTGGTGGTCGCCTCATGCACCATGCCATTTGCGTCCCGAATGCTTGGCGTAAAACTTTCAACAGAGCAATCATCCCGCTTTTTAATCCGCGCAACAGTGACATTGATGGGCTGTCCAGTCTCTGCCACGATCTTGAAATTCTCAGGCGACCATTCAATGATTGCACGGTCGAACCAACCAAATTTATCGGCAAGTGTGTAACTCCCACCTAGTGCGGCAATACTAGCGGCAACCGCCCCCATAGTTTTGGCAAGATCAATCATCTTTTTTCCTTTCGTCTTCGATTTGCTTACGCAGTTTTTCCACTTTTTCCATCTGGGCTTTGGCCTCTCGCCTTACCACCATCGTGTCCATGTACATCATGCCAATAAGGGGCAACACCAACACAAAAACAAGTGCAAACAGGACTAAGACCAGAAGGTATCCAAACGACCCAGATGATTGAGATTGATTATCCACATTAGGCATATCAGGTATGCGACCACGAAAACCACCGCCACCGTTTCCAGCACCCTGTCCAGTATCTGATTTTTTAACCTTTGTCGCC